CGGAGATCTCAGACGCAGAGAAGGAGCTGCGGGAAATGATGGGCAATGCAACGTCTGCGGTCGCCGGTGAGTACACGATCAAATGGCCAATCCGACATTATTCTGCGCAGCCAGCCAAAACAACGCCAGCCAAAGAAGCGTACTCAGTGCGCCAGTCAACCCTGACAATCAAGGAGTCAAAATGAAAATAGCAGCAGCATTCGTAGCCGCCAAACGTGACTTTGCACCGGCCCTCAAAACGTCCACAAACCCGCATTTTAAGAATCGGTACGTAGACCTTGCCGGTTGTTTGGAAGCCGTCAACGATGCGCTTCTGACCCATGGCATTGCGGTCTATCAGGAAACCTTTGACGTGCAGGATGGCGTAACCGTAGAAACGTGCTTTCTACATGAGTCCGGTGAAACGCTTCGGATGGGTCGGTTACACGTTCCCGCCCTGAAACATGATCCGCAAGGATACGGATCTGCGCTCACCTATGCTCGTCGGTACTCGCTGATGGCAGCGTGCGGTATCGCTGCCGAGGATGATGATGGCAACGCAGGCAGCAAAAAACCAATTCCCAAGCCAGAAGGCAAACCGGTGAACCCGCTGGATGCTGTCGTGCAGAAGGTAACTGCCGAATCTGCCGAATCTGTGCCGAAACAGATTGAATATCAAGATAAAGCTGGTGGCTCATGGGCGCTCAGACTGCCAAACAGATCTGAGCCAATGTCGATCAGTTTCAACCAAGAATCGTGGCTGCATGAGTTCAACACCATGGCTGATTCTGTGATGAAGTCAGGAAAGCTGCCACCACTTGATCGCATTGAAAAGCTCAAACAGTTGCGTCAAGCAAACGAAATTGAGATTTCTCGGTTGGTGATGATGGACAAAGCCAAATTTTTACAGATGTACAGTCAACGGATCGGCGCCCTTGATGCCCTGGCCAAAGCAGCAGCATGAGACTTGCACGTATACGCCTGCTAGACGCAATCGGAGGTCTTGAAAAAGAACTCGGCAGGCTACCAAGCATGAATGAGATTGCACGGGTTTTGGGATGCTCTCCTCAAAACGTCCACAAAATGATTAAACGCATGAGGTCCAAAAGTGAAACAGTGTCCTCCCTGCCACAAGGATTGCAACGAAGGCAGGAATTGCCCGGTTCGATACGGGATTCTGGATGACGAAGGAAAAGTTGTGCGCTGGGTATGGACCATGCCTTTATACCCGCATATTGTCAAAAAGATCAAACGTCTGCGCAAACCAAAAACCGACACGTCAAAAGTGCCAGACGCCCCATTTTAAGGAGCAGAAATGTCAGAACAAGATCAACCAAGAGTTAAATTTGATCAGGCGTGCTTTCAGTGCGGCAGCCATTACTGCCTGATGGATTGCGTCAAAGACCCAGAGCCAACCACAGCACGCTCATGGATCGGCCTGACCGATCAAGAGCTTCAAGACGCCTTTTACCACGTTGAATACGACACGACCGTTCTCTTTTACAAAGACCCAGACAAATGGTGCCAGGAATTTTACAGGCGCATCGACAGGCTGCTGGAGGAGAAAAACAGATGAGATTTAACGGAGCCGACTATAAGCCTGATAGGGACAACGCTAGGCTGACTGGTCAGTTGCTGCGAATTTGGGAAGCTGTCAGTGACGGTCGCTGGTACACCTTAAAAGACATAGCAGTCCGGACAGGAGATCCAGAGCCTAGCATCAGCGCTCAGTTGCGCCACCTGAGAAAACCTCGGTTTGGTGGGCATATCGTGGAGCGTGAATACGTCGCAAACGGTCTTTACAAGTACCGCGTGCTTTTACAACCAACGGAGAAAACAAATGATCATCAAAGGCAAGATCGTCCCGGACTGGGACAAGAGCAAGATCTCAACGGCGTACCAGAAGCCCAATCAGTTCCAGATGATCACCTGGGACATGGGACGAATTCAGTCCTGGCTGCTCGGTCAGAAACCGCTGTCTCGCAACCTGCTTGAGAAGCTCATCCGTTAAAGAGCAGAAACGTCTATCAGCTCGCCACGGAAATCAATCAACCCTTCAGCGTGTTTTGACGCCAGCTCTGGCCACAATAATTTGCCATTGTTGAACGTCAAAACCGCAAACCCAGAACGCCAGTTCACCGGGTTGTCCTCGAGATAGTCGTTGAATTGCTTTCCGTCTATATCGGCTAGCGTGCCGGTGTCGACTCCGTATCTGGTGCCTGTGTAGTCCGTAAACGGGGTCACCTTGAGCGAGTGTAGATGGCCAGTGATAATTGAGGTGCCGCTTCCCATGGTGTTTTGGTGCGTAGCGTGCAAGCCATTCTTGTATCTGTGCTTGACCACAACCTGATCGGTCAACCAACAGCTCCAGCATGGATGCCAAGCTGGAAAATGGTCTTTCAGCGAGAAGCCAGCAACGCCCTCATACCCGCTAGCGTTAGCCGCTAAGAAGTTCTCAAACCTTGAGTCGTGATTGCCCAATGGCCAGACAAGTTGCACGTTGTGCCGTGCTGCTTTGGCCACCGCTTCGATCTCTGCAAGCGCTTCTTGGCAGGCGTGAAGCTCTTCTTTGACGCTTGGCTGCTGCGTCCAGCCGATACGTGGAAAACGGCTAATGCTAGCCCCGTCAAACGCATCGCCGTTGTTGATCACGGCATAGGGTTTGAATTCGCTGATCGCCCACAGCAGCCCCTTAAACGCAGTCGTGCGCAAGCCTGGCCAAAAGTGTGCGTCAGAGAATACGATAACCGTGCCGGTCGTTATGCCAGCTTGGTGCCGCGCTTTGGTCAGATGATACGTTTGCGCTGCCTCAAACTTTCGAGCCAGCTTATGACTGGCTTCCAGTTTTATCTTGAGCTTTTTCTCTAGGGCTCTGCGCCGGTTGTGCGCATTACGCTCAGTGATGCCCAGAAACTTTGCAACTTCGACAGCGCTTTTGAATCGATCCCACGCTGAAAGAAACTCTTCATCTGTGGAATTTCTTTGCATTATCTAGCACCATCTGTTGAGATAGTGCTAAATATCACAGCACTCTTTAACTGTCTAGCAAAAGTGACTGATTTATAGATTTTTTTTTGCAAATTCTTCGATAGCGTTGACTCGACGGGTCCAACCCTTGCCAAAGACCGCAAATCCTTTGAGCGACTCAAGAAATCTCAGCCGTGCATCGCAGTAATCATCAATCAGATTTTCTGTCTTTTCGCGCTTGATCGCAGCTACGGTCAGCGGTCCAATGACTCCATCAGCTTTGAGCCCAAGAATACGCTGGAGCGTGACCACTGCCTGCTTTGGACCGCTGTTGACCGCGTAGTCGAAGACGCAGAAGTCCAGCCCAGCCGGTAGATCTTCACAGTACGCTCGATTCCAATAGCGGCCACGGTAGAGCGGAGTGACCTCTTCAACGGTCAAGTGGCGCATACAATCTTCTGACACCACAGCGCCAACCCAATCCTCCCACGTCAGCCTGGTGACGCCGTGGTTGGTCATGCCGCCAGGGTCTGCTGGATGGTTGCAGAACCCGCCCTCGAAACCGAGCGTCAGGTTCAGCGCTTTCTCAAAATTCTCTTTCATTACTTGTTCCGCAGTAGTTGGTCTTTTGCTTGGCTACCGGCTGAGCTGCCGAAGTAGAAAGCAATTATGCCCGTCCACGCGGTCCCAAGGGAACCCAACATCATCATTAATGCATCAGAAGTTTTGAATTGTTCAGTCATCAAACCAACCAAAATGCCAAAGAAACCCATCGTGACCAGCATCGCCAGCACAGACGGGATCATGGATTTGGTAGCCGATTGCATATCTCGGGCAGAACTGCGATCCTGAACTGAGAGCTTCTCAAAGTCGAGCCCAAGCTCCTGCGCTCGAGCTGCCATTTCGATCTCGGCCAGTTTGATCTGACCAATCTGTTCCGAAGTCAGCTTGCCGCTGTCAATCGTTGACTGAACGTCCTTGGGGTCGATGCCGACAGCCTTGGATATGGCTTCAACAGCCAGACCTGCCAGCGGGCCGCCAAGCGCAGAAGCAATCGTCGGAGCAACACTCTTGAGCCATTCCATCATTTGTCCTTTAGCTTGTTGATCTGCTCCCAAGCAGACTTCATCTTCTCTTCAAGTACAGCGACCCGCAGATCCAGCTTGGATAGCACAATGATCAGGGTTACCAGACCAAGCAAAACCGGCCACGCTTTCAGAAACAGATCAACGATCTCCATCACCGAGACCAGTGATTGATGAACCAACCTGCTAGTGTGCTTATACCGGAGACGATGGCCATGCCAAACCAGAGACCACCTTTAGACTGGTTGGCCAAAGCTAAAAGTTTTTTGACGTCGGCCTGCATATCCGCAACCTGCTTCTCTAGCAGATCAACCTTGGCTATAAGCTGACCGTATTGGATGGGATCTATGTCTGACATGGTTCGTCACGGTTTGTAGTTCAAGAAATCTTTGAGCTTGGTCTGGTCACGCTTTATTTTATAATTTTCCGTTCCAGCTTTCACAAACTTACCGCCAGCGTATGCAAGCAAACCAAGTCCAGGCTCGTCGGCCACCGCTCGACCAAGAGCCTCAGCACCAAGCCCCGCCATCGCTCCAAGAATCGTTTCACCGCTACCAGACGTGCTCAACACTTCCCGAGGCTTGGTCTGGATTTCTTTGGTTACTTCGTTGAGCGTCCGGTAATGGTTTGCCCACTCAGGACCAAAGACCAGATCCAGCTTGCCGCTCTTGTCTAAGCTGGTGACCAGTTTGTTGAGTTCTGGCGTTGAAACGTAGGGCCTGCCTTTGGTGTCAAGCTGCACGTTTTTGGTAGTGTTTTCTAGGATATGCTCTGCAAAACGCCCCTTGATGTCACGCACCAACTGCTGACCTTCCGGACCAGAACGGTCTAGCAAATCGAAAACCTTTTTGACCTGATCGCCAGACTTCCCAAGAAAAATCTGATCAAACACTTTTTCATTGGCAACCGCTGGGTCTGTGG